AGGTGCTTCTCAATATGGTACTTTTAAATTTTTATTACCGGAACTTTCACAAATGATATTTTCACCTGGTCCTCTTATTTTTAAATTAAGACAAGGTTTAAGAAATTATACTACTGATGACTATTTATTATTAACAGGAGATCCTGCTATTATTGGAGTCGCATGTTCTATTGTATCAGATATAACACAAGGTAAGTATAATGTATTAAAGTGGGATAAACAGGAAAGAAAATATTATCCAATTAATATTAACTTATACGAGAAAGGAAAAATAGATGAGTGATATAAACTTTGAACAAGACCAAGAAGAAATATTAGATAGAACTTCTAATATAGATAAGCTTGCAAATAAAATAAAAGAAATGCAGGCAGTACAGAAAGACATAGAACAAAATGAAGAATACGTTAAACAGAAGAAAAAAGATTTAGAACAGATTTCTGGAGAAGCTATTCCCACTATGTTATCAGAGATGGGATTATCTTATCTTAAACTTGCTGATGGATCATCAGTTGAAGTTAAAACAAATTACAGCGCCACTATAACTCAAGCCAATAAAGAGAAGGCGTTTAACTGGCTTCGTGAAAACGGCCTAGGAGACATCATCAAGAATGAATTGACTGTTTCTTTTGGACGTAACGAAGATAACAAGGCAGCAGATTATGCTGATCTTGCGAAGGGTCAAGGGTATCAACCGACACAGAAGTTGAAGGTTGAGCCCATGACTCTGAAAGCGCTAGTCCGTGAGCGTATCGAGGCGGGGAAACCTGTGCCAACGGAAATTTTCAATGTGTTCATTGGAAATAAAACAACAATAAAAAGGAAACAATAAACATGAATAATGTAGCAACAAAAACGAACAGCGGACAATTAGCGACAGTTAATTTTGAAGCTGACGCAGGACAAGGCGTTGGAAATATAAAGCAGGATGATCTTGCTTTACCATTTCTTAAAGTCTTGGGACAATTATCTCCTGAAGTTAATAAGAGAGATGCTAAATATGCAGAGGGGGCAGAACCTGGCATGATAATCAATACAGTCACTAATGAACTGTATGATGGCACAAAGGGGATAGATGTATTGCCAGTCTTTTACAAAAGACAGTATATCGAATGGCAAGACAGAGGCGAAAGTGGAGGCGCTCCGGTTCATATCTATGAAGCGAGCGATTCAATACCACAAACTACAAGAGACAAAGGTAATAAAGATAGATTAGCTAATGGCAACTATCTTGAAAATACTGCAAGTCACTTTGTAGTATTACTTGGCAATTCTCCATCAACAGCTTTGATTTCTATGAAAGCGACTCAATTAAAAATTAGTCGTAAATGGAACTCAATGATGATGGGAATAAAAATGCAGGGTAAAAATGGTTTGTTTACTCCGCCAACATATAGCCATATTTATAAACTAAAAACAGTACAACAGTCTAACGACAAAGGTACTTGGTTTGGTTGGGATGTGTCTAAAGTTGGACCTATATCTGATAAAGCGATTTATGAAATTGCGAAAGCATTTTCAGCAAATGTTTCTAAAGGAGCAATCAAAGAGAAACACGGATCGCAAGAAGCTAAACAAGACGCACCGTTTTAAGGAATCCTTTTAAGGATAGGGGCGCAAGCGGGAGACTTAATGCGCCCTTTAAAACATATATAGGAGAGAATGAAGAATTTTATAGATTTATTTAGTGGTTTACAAAGAGCACATGGTTGCACTTATGTAGAAAAGAAAAATGCAGATGGTACCAAGATTAAAGGTAAATCATTTGTTAAACGTGAACCTGTTACAACAAAATTATGGGAAGACCATATTAATGGTATTGAACCCAGTCTAGGTATCATACCTATTAACGAAAACAATCAGTGTCGATGGGGATGTATTGATGTTGATAAATACAATTTAGATCACAAAAAATTAATTAATTTAATAAACAATTATCAGCTTCCTCTAACGATGTGTCGTTCTAAAAGTGGTGGGGCTCATATCTTTTTATTTACAACAGTTCCCGTAGAAGCAAAACTTATGCGTGACAAGTTAACTTCTATTAGTGCTTTTTTAGGATTCGGTAATGCTGAAGTTTTTCCAAAACAAGTTGAATTAAAATCAGAAGATGATACAGGAAATTTTTTAAATTTACCATACTTTAATCATGCACAAACAACAAGATATGCCTTTAATTTTAAAGGTGAAGCTATTACAATAGCGCAGTTTTTTTTAGCAGTAAAAAGATTAACGCCGGAAGAATTAGAGAAAGTAGAATTAAAAAGACCGGAATCTGAATTTGATGATGGTCCACCTTGTATAGAATCTTTAACACAGAATAAATTAGATGATGGCCGAGATAGAGTTATCTATCAATATATTCAATATGCAAAACGTAAGTGGCCTGAAGAATGGCAAAAACATATCAATGCATTTAATTATAAATATTTTAGCCCACCTTTAGACGACAGAGTTATTCAAGACAAAATTAAATATCATGAAAAAAAAGAATTAGGATTTAAATGTAATGAAGAACCTATGTGTAACCACTGTGATAAAAAATTATGTTTAACAAGAAAATTTGGAATCAAAGGACAGTCATTATTTCCCGACTTAAATGATCTTCAAAAAATTGCATTAGACGAACCTTATTATTATGTAAACGTTGATGGGGAAAGAGTTAAACTTAAAGATACTTCTTATTTACAAGAACAAAGATTATTTCAAAGAGCAGTAATGGAACAGGTTAATAAAGTTCCACCAACATTAAAGAAAAAAGAATTTAATGATATGGTTAAGATGTTATTTGCAGGTATAGAAATTATAGAACCTCCTAAAGGTTCTTCTAAAGTCGAACAATTGTTGGATCATTTAGAAGAATATTGCACAGATCGTACGGCAACCGGCGCTACCAAAGAAGATATGACATTTGGTTTAGTATGGACTCATGAAAATAAACATCATTTTATATTTAGAGAATTTTTTAATAAATACTTAATGAAAAGAAGATGGCCAGAAAAATATGATGAGACTCAAATGTTATTAAGAGATAAATGTGGTGTGCAAATTAAAAGAGAAACACTTGGCAAGAAAAGTAAAAGTATTATGGTTATAGAAGAATTTGAAAGACAGGATAATGTGTATCGTCCTAAACAATTTAAACCAAAAGATGCTTTTTAATGAGCACTGATTTATTATTGTTAGTAGCTTTAACTGCATACTTTATTACCAGATTACAATTAGGGATATGAAATGAGAGAAACAATCCACAATAGAGGAAAACAAGACAGACCTTATTTTATAAGAAAAAGTAAAAATGAAGACTTTGAAGTTCTTGGAAAAGAAACGGATAAATATAAGTGTAAAGAATGCAAGACAGTTTATAATCAGAAAGAATATCACATTGCTCAAAACGATAATTTTGGTAGAGCTAGATTAAAAACAACGTGTAAGACTTGTTATAATCACGATCGAAATATTAGACGTCACATGGAAAAAAATCTTCCACCCATTTCATTAGAATGTGAAGCTGGGTGTGGGAGAAAACCTCCCAAACATACACTATATAATGATCATTGTAAAAAAACTGGAAAACATAGAGGCTGGTTATGCCAAAACTGTAACACAGGAGCAGGTCATTTTGGAGATAATATTGAAGGTATTACTAGAATTTATAATTATTTAAAAGAAAGATCATTCATATGAAAACAATAGTATTAGGACCACCAGGAACGGGTAAAACTCACACTCTTCTTAATGAAGTAGATAATGTTTTAAAACAAACCGACCCTAATAAGATCGGTTATTTTTCTTTTACGCAGAAGGCAGCGTATGAAGCAAGAGATAGAGCTATTGATAAATTTAATTTAAGTGAAGATGATTTACCTTACTTTAGAACACTACACTCATTAGCTTTTAGAAGATTAGGCATGAAAAAAGAAAATGTAATGCAAAGAAAACATTACGCAGACCTGGGTAAAAAAATTAATATGAGATTGGATTACAATGAGTATGATCCAGAACAAACCGGACTTTTTACTACGAACAGTGAATACTTACGTATTATTCAATTAGCTAAATTAAGAGGGACAACACCGGAACAACAATACAATTTAAAAGAACATACTCAAGATTTATCAGTTAAAGAATTAAAAATATTAAGCAATGAAATTGATGCTTATAAAAAAGAATATGGACTTATTGATTTTAATGACATGATTACTCAATTCACTGGATCTGACGTATGTCCTCAATTAGATGTAGTTTTTATTGATGAAGCTCAAGATTTATCTCATATGCAATGGGATATGGCTACAGCTTTGATGAATCATTCTAATGATTCTTTTATTGCTGGTGATGATGACCAAGCTATATTTAGATGGGCCGGCGCAGATGTAGATAGTTTCATTACACAAAAAGGAAAAATATTAAATCTTACACAATCTTATAGAATACCAAGAGCAGTTCATGACCTAGCCATGGGTATTGTAAAAAGAATTTCAAATAGAATTTATAAAGAATGGAAACCACGAACGCATGAAGGAATGCTTTCTTATTATAATGAATTTCAAGATATTGATATGCGTACAGGGAACTGGCTCGTGTTAGCAAGAACAAGATATATGTTAAATGATTTAGAAAATGTTTTATATTCTAAAGGACTTTATTATAAAAATAAATTTAAGAAAAACTATGAACATGATTTATACGAAGCTGTTATTGATTGGGAAGAATTTAGAAAAGGTAAACCTATTAACTATGATCAATTAAAAAGAATTGTTTCTTATGCTTCACCAAATCATTATGAAAAAACAAGACTTAATTATTTAAATAAAGAAGCATTATTTTTTATAGAAGATACTTATAATAATAAAGGATTAATGACTAAAGCCGTATGGTATGAAGCATTTGATGCTGCACCAGAAAAACAGGTTCAATACATTAGAAAGATGAGAAAGAATGGAGAAATACTAAATAAAGCACCGCGTATTTTACTATCTACAATACATGGTGTCAAGGGAGGGGAAGCAGATAACGTAGTGTTGTTAAGTGATTTGAGTAATAATACTCAAAAAAATTATGAAAGATATCCTGACGATGAAAATAGATTATTTTATGTTGGGGCAACAAGAGCTAAACATCATTTACACATTGTTAAACCAAAAGATATTTATAAATCTTTTAGAATATAAAGGAAAACCATGAGTGCATACGACAAACAAATAGGAGGATCCCATTATAAAAACATGAAGATTCAACCCAGTGAATTTATAAACGAGAACAATTTGCCTTTTGCAGAAGGTAATGCTATTAAGTATATCTGCAGACATAAACATAAAGGAGAGAGACAAGATTTAGAAAAAGCAAAACATTATATAGATATGATATTGGAGAGAGATTATAAATTAATACCAATGACAGAAGAAGAGGAATATCGAAACGCAGGTATTTCTAAAGCAGATGCAGAAAGAACTTTTCCTCCAAACAATTCATGGGGAATGATTAAACCACCAGAAACTTCAGGCAAAGATTGGGTGGAAGGTTATAAAGAATGGAAGAAAGGATGTCCTCATAACTAATGCAGATACCTTTATTTAAACCACAAACAGAGTGGATACCACCACAAGATTTTCCCGATTTATCTCAAGCATGTGAGATAGCTATTGATTTAGAAACAAGAGATCCTAATTTAAATGTAAGAATGGGGTCAGGATCAGTTATTGGTGAAGGAGAAGTAGTCGGTATTTCTTTAGCCGCAGATGATTGGTGTGCTTATTATCCTATCGCTCATGAAGGCGGTGGTAATATGGACCGTAAGATAGTTTTAAAATGGTTACAAGATGTTTTAAATACCAAGTCAGATAAAATATTCCATAACGCTATGTATGATGTTTGTTGGTTAAGATCGTTAGGTTTAAAAATTCAAGGTAGAATTATTGACACGATGATAGCTGCAGCATTAGTTGATGAAAATCGTTTACGTTATGATTTAAATAGTTGTGGAAGAGATTATGTTGGTAAAGGTAAAGATGAATCTGCTTTATACGATGCAGCCAAATCATGGGGAGTAGATGCCAAAGCTGAAATGTATAAACTACCAGCCATGTACGTCGGTGCTTACGCAGAGCGTGACGCCCAACTCACACTGGAGTTGTGGCAGGAATTAAAAAAAGAAATTTTACACCAGGATATTGAAGCAATATTTAAGATGGAAACAGAATTGTTTCCTTGTTTAGTAGATATGAGGTTTCTCGGTGTACGTGTAAATCAAGAACAAGCAGCGAAAGAAAAGAAAACGTTAGTCGAACAAGAGAAAAAAATGTTAGGTGAGGTGTTAGTAAGTACGGGGATAGAAGTTCATATATGGGCAGCGCGATCTATTGCTAAAGTGTTTGACAAATTAGGATTACCTTATGATCGAACCGCTAATACAGGTGCACCTTCTTTTACAAAGAACTTTTTACAAAATCATCCACATGATGTTGTAAAATGTATAGCTAAAGCTAGAGAAATTAATAAAGCTCATACAACATTTATTGATACCATTTTAAAATATAGTAAAAAAGGTAGGATTCATGCGGAAATTAACCAACTTCGTGGTGATGGTGGAGGGACCGTGACAGGCAGATTCAGTATGAATAATCCAAACTTACAGCAGATTCCAGCACGGAACAAGGATCTCGGACCACGGATAAGGTCTTTATTCATACCCGAGGAGGGCCATACATGGGGTTGTTTTGACTATTCTCAACAAGAGCCTAGGCTGGTAGTGCATTATGCATCTTTAATGAAACAGTATGGAGTTGACGAGGTTGTTGATTCTTATCACAATGATTCCGATACAGACTTTCACAAAATTGTTGCTGATATGGCAGACATACCTAGAACCCAAGCCAAGACAATTAACCTGGGTTTATTTTATGGTATGGGAAAAAATAAATTAATGGCTGAACTTGGAATTAATAAATTACAAGCAGATAGTTTATTTAAACAGTATCATGGTAAAGTTCCATTTGTTAAACAACTTATGGATTCAGTCATGAAACGTGCACAGGACTCCGGAAAGATTCGTACTTTAATGGGAAGACTATGTCGTTTTCCTTTATGGGAACCTAATCAATTTGGTATTCATAAAGCATTACCTCATGATCAAGCGCTCTTGGAACACGGACCAGGGATCAAAAGAGCATTTACATACAAAGCATTAAACAAATTAATACAAGGATCAGCAGCAGATATGAC